CCTCTTATTCCACAAAATATCTCTATCATTTTAACAGCTAAAAATGTTTCATCTTCGTTGTCCTTTTGTATCTTTAAAAACTTCTGATATTGTTCTAATGTTATTTCGCTTAAAGTGTCAGGCACTAATATTTCTACTTGCATATATATATAACGAAAAAATAAAAAGTTTTAGGAACTTATTGAATTGCGTACTTGCCGAAATTTGGTCTGCTTAATATGCTATAAGTTGCATATCTAGTTGGGTCAATAATATGGTTGTGTTTATCTTCAGGTACATTAGTTAGTCTACCAGACTTATCCTCCTTCCATTTATAGTTTCTAAACTCTTGTATTGCATTATTAGAGCTAGACAATATATGAATCTTATACCTTTTAAGTAAATCAATACCTGCATTAATAGAATCTCTGCCTTTCATACTTGGAAATATGTTATGCCCCATTGTTCTCAATTCTCTGATTAATCTCGGCTCTGCACTATCAGCATAAATAGGATTGTTTGACAATAGTTCTTTTTTTAAAAATTCATTTATATCATTTGTGGTCATTTGAGTTCTATATAAATGCTCCTTAATATACAAGTTGTGTTCTAAGGTATATACAGAAACTAATGTTGAGGGGTCATTCGAGTAGCCAAAATCCATTCCATAAGCTATTAGCTTTGCATTATAGGGTATTATATCTACTTCAATATATTTAAAAATAGTGCTTCTACTAGCTGCTCTTTCTCCTAATCCATATATCTGCCAGTATTGTTCATCTGTGTCTTTTAGTCTTTCAATCTCTTGTTTTATAGCATCCTCAACAAAAGGGTTGTCTAGGTAAGTAGTCTTGTAAAAATCGCAATCGTCTCTTGATAATACCTTGTCATATAGCCAATGGTATTCATCTGAAGGGTTATAATCTACGATTATTTTTTCCTGTGTTCTAAATATAAGTTGTTGCCAATCTTCATAATACAACTCATTAGCTTCATTAATAAAAAGCAAATCTCTTTTACGCCCTCTAATTTTTTGTGACTGGTCAAGAGCAATAAACTCAATAAGGTTTCCAAATAAATTATATTCTGAGTTAGATTTGTTATGAAATAACTCACTATACATTTTATTCTTGTTTAAGATTTCTAAAAAATCCCTCATTACTGTAGCCCTTAAACTAGGATAAGCCCTCCTACAAATAGTAATGATTTTCTTTGTGTTATGAGTACAGTACTCGAAGATTATCCAAAGCAGTATATTATATGTTTTACCAGACCTAGTCCCTCCTTGTTCTACAATTATCTTTTTATTGCTGTTTACAAGGTGTTTATAAACAATGTTAGTCTTTATCTTCTGTTTTGTCAATTATCTCAATTTGAAAGTTATTAGGCATTCCATCTACTCCTGTTATTTCTTGGCGTTCTATATAACCTCGCTTCTTGCCTTTTGTTTTTAAATAAAAGATTGTTGCTGGTGTTGAGTTATCTGATATTTGTTTATGAAGTTGTGATTCAGCAAAGTCCAATGCTACATTTTGTAAGTCATCTACCTGCTGTTTAAATTCTTCATCTGTATTATACCATTCATAGTAAGTAGTTCTTCCTACTCCTACCTTCTTGCAAGCTGTTGTAACAACTCCTAAAGATTTTTCTAATGCATCTAATAATGCTTTTTTATGGTGTTCGGTTTTGTTCATTTTAATACTCCTATTTTTTTACATTTATGTAGTGCTTTTTCAATAGTGTCATCCATATCATAATAACGATACTCTGCTAATCTACCTCCAAAAATTATATTTTTATTTTTTTTACTATATTCATAATATTTATTATAAATATCTTTATTTTTTTTCATTCCAATTGGATAGTATGGTTCATTAATTCCTATTTTAAAATCTTGTGAAAATTCTTTACTAATATAAGTTTTTTTTGATTTTTTATTTGGATTAAAATGTTTATGTTCAATAATCCGTGTATAAGGTATATTATAATCGGTGTAATTAATAACTGCATTGCCTTGATAATTTTCTTGATTCAATAGTTTATTTTCAAATCTTAAACTTCGATATTCTAATTTGCCAAATATGTAATTATAAAATTCATCAATCATTCCTGTATAAATCATTTTATTATAACTAATATTATTTTTTATATCATTATAACTTGTATTTAATTTTAATTCAACTCCTTTTAATAACTTATTAATTATATGAGAATATCCATTTTTTGGTATTCCTTGATGTTTATCATTAAAATAATTATTATCATATTTAAATCTAACAGGCAACCGATTAATAATAAAAGAAGGCAAATCAATACATTTTTTACCCCATTGTTTTTCTGTATATCCTTTGATAAGTGTTTTATAAACTTTATCTCCTACTAATTTTAAAGCTTGTTCTTCTAAATTTTTTGGTTTTATGTTTTTATAAATACCTTTTTCTTTATTTAATATTTTTTTAACATCATTAACATTATAAGCATTAAAAAGTTTACTAAATGTGTTCATGTTAAAAGGAAGATTATAAATCTCATTTTTATATACTGCCATTGGACTATTAACAAAATTATTAAAATCTGTAAATTGATTTATAAATTTCCAAACATCTTCATTATCTGTATGAAAAATATGAGCACCATATTTGTGTACATCAATTCCCTCAATATTTTCAGTATAACAATTTCCTCCAATATGGTTTCTTTTATCAATTACTAAACATTTTAATCCTGCTTTATTAATATGGTATGCTAAAATACTTCCATAAAAACCCGCTCCCACAATTAAATAATCTACATTAAGCATATTTGGTATGTAAAATCTTTGGAATTATCCTTCTCCAATTTGCTCTATGGTGGTATCTTCCGTGCATTATTGTTAATTTAACATTTTTAGGTTCTATTATAATAGCGTATGCTGCTTTTCTTACTGTACCGTCTAACAAATAAATGTCTGTATTTCCACCAGATTCTGATTGAGTTGGAGGCATATTAATATTCATATATTTTACAAATAACTCATATCCACCTTTCCGATAAGTTTCAATAGCATTAATTAAATCATCATTCATTCTGCTTTTCCATTTAGTAAATAGTTTTAAATCGGTTGGCATATTATGTGCATTAAATACTCTATGACCTACTGCCTTTACAGTTTCTGGTCTAGTATCAGACGCAACAGCAAAACCAATATTAGTTAATTTACTTTTATCTGCATATTCTGCTAATTTATATAATTCATTTTCAAAATTTTGACCTAATAATCTATGCCATTTTATTTTATTATCTTTAATATGATAAAAAGCAGTATAATCATCATCAAATTGCCAATGTCTTATCTCTCCTCTGTTCGCTGCAATAGTTCTGGTTGCATTTCTTACTGGTACTGCACCACTTGACATTTTTTCTACTCCAAAATTATCTAATAAATCTGTTTTCTTTACCTCATTATACCAATCAAATATTAAAATTCTATCTTCTCCCCAATTATTTTTGTATTCATCAATAGTTTCATCATTGTTCCCACAAACAATAAACCATTCACCTGTGTAACCCATTTTAGTTAGTGTTTTAGCTGTTCTGCAACTAGGTCTGCCTTTTGAAATTATATAAATTGTATTTATTTTTTTATTCATAGCCTTTTTTTCCTATTTTATCTATTAAATCTGAAAAACCATTTTCTATTAATTGGTTTTTATCTAATAAAACTAAGGCTAATTTTTCAAATATCTTTTTTTCATTATTGTTAGCTTGATATGCATAATAATCAGCTATTTTAGAAAAATAAAATGTAGTAAAAAAAGCAGTTCTTAATTTCAACATTTCTTTTATCTCATTATTTTTTATTTTTTCAATATCTTTATCAAACTTATTTTCTTTAATAAATAAATCATTTGGATTGTGATTTGTTTCTTTAGGTTCATAAATTACTTCACCAATTTTTTCGGTATATTTTTCATCTAATTCATTTTCTTCTATTTCAAAAGGAAAACCCTCAACACCCCAATTTTCTAATGATTTTATATCCCATTCATTAGCTAGAACATCCCAATCCCATTCTCCAAAGCTACTGTTATCTTTAACAATAAATTCTTGTTCTTGTTCTGGTGTTAATTCCCAAGCCTTTGCAATCCATACTTCTTTTAAACCTGCATCAATACAAGCCTTTAATCTCATATTACCTCCCAAAACTATCATCTCTTTATTAACTACAATAGGTCGTAGTTTTAACATCTCAGGAAAATCTTTAATGCTTTGTACTAATTTTTTAAATTTATTCCCTTTTATTACTCTAGGATTATTAGGGTTTGATTTTATTTTTTCTACTTTAACTTGATGTAGCATAACTATATAACGTAATTAATTATTAATTTTTTAAACTTGTTCTTTTTCTATTTCTTTTTGAAGGTGTGCTAAAGCCCTCCAACAGATTTTGGCTGAATGTCTTATTCCATCTATATCTAGTTTACCTGCTTCTAGTAGGTGTCTAGTGAGTGCGTCTAGTTCGTCTGTACTTTTTGATCTATCCCAATGTAGTGGTTTATCTGGATGGTGTTGTTCGTTTCCCGCTCTTGAAACCTTAGAAACCTCCGCCAAAGCGTCAGGAAAGTATTTAAGAACTCCGCTATATATTGGTAGGTGCTTTCTCTTTTCTTTGTCTTTCTCCATTAACACAGATTGTTTTTAACTCTATATATATGAAATTGCATTATAGTTTTTTTATTATATCTACATTTCCTACATACATCTTGAATGTTTTTTTTGCC